GTGGAAGGGATCGACTTGAACGTGAAGCTGGGGCTTGCCACCGTGGAACTCTCGGCGATCATACTCGACGTTCTGCTCGATCACGCGTGGACGCCGGACCCGCAGACGAACATCCGTAGAAGAACGGGCGTCTCCGATGTGGTGGTGTCGCCACAAATGACGCGATGGCACGCACTGCACACGCTCGCGATTGTTTATCGCGACGCGTTCAACAATCAACTCAACGACCGGTACCAGCCGAAGTGGAACGAGTACCGGGCGCTGTCGAGGAACGCGCAGGAAGAAACCATGCGGTTCGGAATCGGGCTGGCACTGACGCCGATCCCGCAGGCTCCGTCGCCGGTGTTTAGCGTCGTGCCAGGCACGAACCCGGACACGATCTATTACGTCCAGGCGACCTGGGTCTCGCTCAACGGGCAGGAAGGCGCACCAAGTGAGGTGACGACCTACGAAACGCCGGCGGGGAGCACGCTGGTCGTGGGCACCGCAAGTCCACCGGCTTTGGCGACGGGTTTCAACGTCTACATCGGGTTGTCGCCGACCACGCTCGCACTACAGAGCAGCACTCCGATTCCGATCGGCGTGAACTTCACACTCCCCTCGTCGGGCCTTGTGACAGGGAATCCACCCGGGAGCGGGCAATTGGCCGACATCTACATCATCGGTGGGCGGACGCTGAGGCGGGGGTAAGGCGATGGCACAGACCAGCAGCCTGGTGACCAAGTTAATGGTGGGGTTTCTGACGGACCCGAATACGGGGCTCGGCTCGACGGTAGCGAACGTCGCGGCGGATTCAGGCATTCCATTGACGCCGATTCCCCCAGAGAATGTGATCGATCAGAATCTGCCGGTGGCTGTGGCGGAGCGGAGCCTGGCGGTGAAGTATCCAGTGGTACGCGTCTACTCGGACCGCACGCGGAATCTTCTCACAGAGAAATTCCGGACGTTTTCCGGAAAAGTGCGGACGGTCGCGGAAGTGCGGGTTTCGCAGGATCGCGTGGAAGGACTCGAGGATCAGCTGCGCCTATACGTAGACTCCGTGACGCAGGTACTCGACGCGAATCGCGGCACGTGGGGCCAGGGAGCGTTCTTCACGGGAGGGTATGAGGTGACGTACGAGCCGGTGCAGCACGGAGGAAGGAATCTGCTGCAAATCGCGAAAGTGACTTTTGAAGTGGACCTTTCAAGCTAAGAAGGCGGGCCAGTAAGAAGGCGGCGTGTTAAGAAGGCAGCGAACGAAAATATGTCTTGTTACATTTCTTCTAATAACGAACGGCTGTACGTTGCGCTCGAGTCGACTTACGGCGTGGTCCCGACGATCACCAGTCAAAATCGCATTCCGCTGGTGAAGCTGACGGCGAAACAGGTTCCGGCGCAGACCTCGCGAAACGATAAAACAGGCAGCCGGACTTTTGTCGGATTGCCCAATACGATCCGGAAGACGACGAGCTTCCAGCTCGATACGTTGATGACGGAGTGGACCGACCAGACGGCTCAACCGAGCGAAGGTCCGCTGTTCCAGGCGGCGATGGGAGGGACTCCGGCATTCTACAACGGCGGGACGGTCGCGACGGTTACGGGAACGACGGAAATTCAGTTCACGGCAGCGCACGGGCTGTCGGCCGGGCAGGCGGTGACGTTTTCAGGAGAGATCCGGTTTGTCGCAGCGGTGCAGGACACGATGACCGTGTTCCTGAATGCGCCGTTCACAACGTTGCCGGAAGCGGGGTCAGTATTCGGCACGACGATCACGTATGCGCTCGCAACGAGCTTGTCAGGCGTGAGCATCTTCGACTACTGGGATCCCAGCACGGCTGTACAGCGAATCGTGGAAGGCGCCGCGATGGACACGATGAAGATTACGGTCAACGGGGATTACCAGGCGTTCGAGTTTGCGGGCCCGGCGAGGGACCTTCTCGACAGTGCGAGCTTCACGAGCGGCGAGGGCGGGCTGACTTCGTTTCCGACGGAGCCGTCTACAGCGGGATTCGACTACACGATCGTTCCCGGGCACCTGGGCGAAGTGTGGATGGGGGCATCGCCGAACGAATTTTCCACGGTTACGGCGGCGACGTTGACCCTAGACAACGCCGTGGAGCTGCGAGTCAAAGAATTCGGGAGCGACTTTGCGCAGTGCATCGCGGCGGGACAGAGGTCGGTGAAGCTGAATTTCGAACTTTTCGAGCAAAGCGATGCGCAAACGCAAGGGCTGTATCAGGCGGCTCGGCAGCGATCGCCGATCGGGGTGATGTTCCAGTTGGGAGAACAGACGAACCAGTTGTTCGGGGCATACATGCCGGCGATGGTGCCGGAAGTGCCGGACTTCGACGATTCAGAGACGAGGCTGCAATGGAAATTCCAAAACGACCGGGCGCAGGGAACGGTAGATGACGAACTGTACATCGCCTTCGGGTAGGCGCTACGAGAGCACGGCGTGGTTCGACGCGGAGACACAGCAGGGCGTGAGATATACCATCGCACGCGTATCGTTCGGGCGGCGCATCGAGCTGGCGAGGCGAATTCGCGAGATCGGCCGCAAGATGGAATACCTGGAGGCCGCGAGCGACGTGAGGGAGAAGCTGGAGGCGACCGTGCTTGCGGCGGAAATCGATCGCGCGTATCTCGAGTGGGGATTGATGAGCGTCGAGGGCCTGGACATCGACGGGGCGGCGGCGACACCGGCCACGCTGATCGAGACAGGGCCGGTGGATCTGGCCGCGGAGATCCTGGCGCGGATCAAGGCCGAGTGCGGACTGACGGAAGACGAACGAAAAAACTGATTGTCGCATTCCACTTTCAGAGTTCCCATCCCGCCGGATGGAAATGCGACGAATGCAGGCGGCAGGAGCTTCAGCAAAGAAGACGTTGCGGATGGCTGCCGGAAGAGCGGCGGGGCGCGCGGAGGCTGGTGTGGGTGCGCGGGCGGACGGCGACGGAAGAATGTCCGAAATCTTTCGTGACGCCGCAGAGCGTGGAGTGGCTGGAGAAATTCTTCGCATGGAAGTTTGCGGGCGCGGGGGCGCTCGAAGAGCTGCCAGCAAGGGACGCGGACGCGTTTCTGGCATTGGAGCGAGCGTGGCGGGAAGCGAACCAAGATCATGGCTAACAAGAATCCATTGAGTAGCGTTTCGGCTCTGTTCGGCGGAAGTTCGAGCGGGCAGGCGACGCGCGATCAGGTGGTCACGGGATCCATTCAGGCGCTGACGGGAGTGAATGGAGGATCGGGCGGCAGCAGTCAGAACAGCGCGCTGACCGAGCAGCTGACGAGCCTGACGCAGCAACTACAACAGCTTCAGACAATCAATCAAACGCAGATCGATACTTTACAGGAAAACACGCAGGCGCTCAGCCAGAGCACGAGTTCGAAGGGGCAGGGAAGCGCAGGATCGACCGCAAGCTCGGTCGGAAGCACGCTGCTCGACGTTTTCGGACTCGGGTCGGGATTGAGTCCGTTGATTTCGGGCCTAATGAGTCTGTTCGGAGGCGGCGGGGCGAATCAACCGTCGCTGACCCCGTACGTCGCGCCGCTGCCGGTGAACGCGGCGGGCGGATTCAGCGGGTCGAGCGCGGGAGGGGTGGTTGGCGTGGACAATGCGGACGGCGGTCTGCCGCGTCCGGCTCCGTCGTCAACGTCAACCGCAAGCGCGGCACCGCAGATCACGGTGCAGGTGCAGGCGATGGACAGCCAGTCCTTTCTCGATCACAGCAACGATATTGCGCTGGCTGTGAGGCAGGCGATGCTCCAGTCGAGCGTGCTGAGCGACGTGATCCAAGGAGCGTAACGTGGCTAGCTTTCCGGCTTTGAAAACGGGTGCGGTGGCGCAGTATCCATCCGACCGGCAACGGCAGTTCTCGACGCAGGTGCTGCGATTCCTGGATGGAAGCGAGCAGCGCTTTCCAGGATTCGGGACACCGCTACGTCAGTGGACGATCCGGCTGGATCTGCTGGACGAATCCGAACTGACAGCGCTGGAGTTGTTCTTCAAGGGAGAAGGCGGCCGCGCGCAGACGTTTTCCTTCACCGATCCATGGGACGGGAGCGTGTATCCGAGTTGCAGCTTCAACGGCGACACGCTGGCACTCGAATACGACGGCGTGGCACGCGGCAAGACCTCCGTGGTCGTGAGGCAAAACCGGAGTTAGGAGGCAGCGGCGGGACGATGCTAGTTTTTCCACAACTCGGAACTGGCGCATCGGCGCTCTATCCGGTCACCAAGACTTCGGTCCAGAGGACCGTGGTGAATACGCTCGGGGACGGGAGTACCGTGGTCTTCGCCGATCCGTACGCGGCGGCGATGGCGTGGGAGCTGCAGGCCTCGGGGTTGACCGCAACGGAATGGAACGCGATCGAGGCGCTGTTTCAGGCGACGTCGGGGATGTGGCAGACGTTCACGTTTCTCGACCCGACGGCGAATCTTCTTTTACAATCCGAAGACTTCGGCGCGACGGCGTGGACGAACGGGGCGCTCATCGAGCTCACGACGGGAATCGGCGATCCGCTGGGAACGACGCGAGCGACCGGCGTGGTCAACGCGGGAGAGACCACATTGAGTGTCGCGCAGACGCTGAATGTTCCGGGGAATTTCCAGTATTGCCTGAGCGTGTGGGCCAAGACCGCGGCAGGATCGAGCGTCACGCTGTCGATATCGACGACGGGCGGGAGCGTGACGCAGACGTTTCCGCTGACCGGGGAATGGGTGCGAATCAACGTTTCCGGAAATCCGGGTCAGAGTACGACCCAGGTAACGTTTGCAGCGCAACTCGCGGCTGGAGCCTCGGTGGACCTGTTCGGAATGCAGGTCGAGGCGCAGCTGGCTCCGTCGGATTACAAATTGACCGGCGCGAAGGGCGGAGTCTACGCGAAGGCGCGGTTCGCCGCGGATCAGATCACCGTGACGGCGCAAGGGACGGACGTTTATGACGCGGTGATCAAGATCGTGGACACGGAGGGTTAGGGAATGGCGGCGACGATCGATGCTCTAAAGGAACAGGAAGCTCCGCCGACGCCGCTGTTCCTGTTCGATTGCGTGCTGAGCTCGGGCGCAACCGAGCGGTGGGCCACGCACGCCGTGACGCACAGCGGCAACGCCTATCCGGCGAGGCTGATCACGCACAACCTCAATCAACTGCGGGCGTCACCGGACAACGGCCTCGATGGGGGGGCGCAGGTCACGGTGACGCTGGCGAACGCGGACTCCTATTTTTCTCAAATCGAGCGCGAGACGGGATTCAAGGGCGCGCAGATCACGATCACGTTTCTCTTTTACGATCTGATCGGCAACGCGGCGGCCTCGGAAGCTCGCGTGATGTTCATCGGGATCGCGAGTCCGCCGGACGAGATCACCGAATCCACATTCCGGGTGACGTTTCTGAGCCGCCTGAATCTGCAGCGCATCATTTTGCCGGAAGTACGGATCGAGCGCAGATGCCCGTGGTACTTTCCAGCAACGTCCGCGCAGAGGATGGAGGCAGTGAACGGCGGAGCGAAAGGCAAGTACTCGGCGATCTACAAGTGTGGATATTCGCCGGACCAGACGGGAGGAGTGGGCAACCTCGATAGCGGCGCGCCCTACACCACCTGCGATTACACGCGAGCGTCGTGCCTCCAACGGGGGATGTTCAACCAAGACGCATCCGGCAATGCGACCAGCCGGTTCGGAGGGCTCGAGTTCGTACCGGCACAAATTCTGGTGCGGGCTTATGGCGAGAAGGGGACGCAACTGTCGCCGCTGCTGGACAATCTGGCGATCTACAACGACTTCGTTCCGCTGGTCTATGGAACCGCGTGGTACGAGCCTCCCATCGTGTTCGCGCGCAATGACGGGAACCTGACGCGAATGGAAGTGCTGCTCGGGATGGGACAAATCCAGGGCATCGTGACGGTCCTGGTAAACGACATTCAGATCCCACAGGGCCAGAGTGGTGTCAACATGACGGGGACGGGATGGTACAACCTGGTGACTCCCGGCACGCGGAACGGCGCGTTCAACCTGGATTTCACCGATGCGTCTGGAAATCCGCTGGGCGATCCGTACGGCAACATGGCGATGATGAGCGTCGATGTGCCGAATCTGATCAGCAACGGGCAGGCGCTGGCGACGATTCAGGTGTTGCTGAACGGGCTGCTGATCGAGCAGTTCGATACTACAGGGGCGTCGCTGGGAGCATCCTTCACAAATAATCCGGCGTGGGTTTTGCTGGATGTGCTGCGGCGGAGCGGATGGCTGACATCGGAGATCGACCTGGTGAGCTTCGCGACGGCGGCCGCGTATTGCGCGGAAGCGATCGAGACGACGGACCTGAACGGGAATCCGGTTTCGGTGCCTCGATTCGAGTGCAATCTGGTGCTGCAGGACAAGATCAGCGGAGCGATCGCGGCGAAGGGGATTCGCAACGCATCGTCAATGATGCTGACGTACAGTAATGGCGGGCTGCTGACGCTTACGGTTGAAAATACCCTCGCGCTGCAACAGCCGACTTTGCCGGATGGAAGCAACAGCACGGAGACGCTGAACGGCGGATGGCCGGCGTATGAGTTCAGCGATGGCTCGGCGACATTTTCGGGGCTGGCGCGAAAGCCGAACGGCGACGCGACGATCCGCCTGTGGTCGCAAAGCGGAGCGGACACGCCGAATAATCTGACGGTGGAATTTCAGGACCAGTTCAACGGGTATCAGCAGGACAGTCTGTCGCTGGTGGACATCGACGATGCGCTGCTGACCAATCGCGAAGTGACGGCGTCGTTTGCGGGGCTCGGGTTGCCGAATTTCGATCAAGCGACCAGAATGCTGCAATTGCAGCTCAACAAGACGATCGACGGATACACGCTCATCGATTTCGAGACCACGGTGAAGGGGATCGGTCTGTCGCCGGGGGATTTGATCACGATCACCTATTTGAAAGAGGGACTGGAGCGCCAGCCGTTCCGAGTAATGCGGGTCTCGCCGGGGCAAAATTTTCAGACAGTGCAGATCACGGCGCGATGGCACGACGATTCGTGGTATACGGCCGGTGGGGCCAATACGACGGGCGCCGGGCAGCAGACGAGCGCGAGCGTCGGGCTGCCGCGGCCTCTAGTCGGGAGCGTCATCGATACGAACGGGATCGAGCAGTTCGGGATCACGGAGACGACCGTCGAGAACTCTGACGGAAGCTTCACGGTGCAGTTGGGCGTGGCGTTCACTCCACCATCGCAGCCGGTCGCGACCGGAGTGGCGATTCCCCTGCTTAGCCTGAGTCCGACGGTGAGCTCGACCGGCGGAACGCTGGCGGCGAGTCAAAACCTCTATTACGCCGTCAGCGCGTTGGATTCGACGGGAGCGGAGAGCGGATTGTCGTTCGTGGTGGCGGCGAACATTCCGGCGGGAACGAGCACGAACGAAGTGGCACTGACGGATCTGAGTTTTTCCTCCGGCACGGCGGGGTTCAATGTGTATCGCGGGCCGAATCCCACGCAGATACTGCGGATCGCATCGAATGTCGCGGTCGCGAGCACATACACGGATACGGGCGCGACACCGACGTTGCAGGGTCCTCCGGATGCGAATTACGATCACGCGAATTTCTATTGGCGGATGGAATTGCAACCGGAGGTTGCGGCGGGAATCCAGTCGGCGACCACGATCGGGAACAGCACGCTGGGGATGCTGACGAACAACTTCGCGAATGCCGTGGTGCGGATCACGCGAGGGACCGGGGCGACGCAGGAGCGCGCGATCGTATCGAACACCGCGACGACGCTGACCGTGGCGCCGGCATGGACGGTTGCACCGGATTCGACCAGCTTCTTCGTGGTCGCGAATTCGACCTGGAATTTCGGCGGGCTGGGCGCGACGAGTCCGGTGCAGATTGAGGTTCCGAACCAGACGGGAGCGACGGTGGAAATTTCGGGACGTTCGGCGAACGCGCTGAACCAGGAGAGTGCGGAGGCGTTGAATCCGGTGACGCGCTGGCAGATCGAAGGTGCGGCGGGTGGAGGAGCGGACAGCGACGTGCCGCCGGCGCCGGTCTTCGGACTGAACCTGCCGGGGCAGGGAACGATCGATCTGGTCGGGATCGGGTTCACGGATCTGACCGACACGCATACGATCTCGGCGGGGACCCTGACGCTGTTTTTCTGGAATGAGCTGAATAGTCCTTCGACGTTCACACTGTCGAGCGCCGTCGCGGCGACGGACACGACGATCACATTAAGCGCCGCGGGTCCGGCGTCGGCGGGCAACTTGATTCAGATCGAAGGCGAAGTGCTGGTGGTGGTGAGCGTGCTGAGCGGCGGAACGCAGTATCAGGTGAGTCGCGGGTCGCACGGAAGCACGGCTGCGGCGCATGCGACGGGCGTCCTCATTTATCAGTTGCAAACGAACGTCACGATCATGCCGTTCGTGGCCGGGTTCTTCGGGAGTCCGGCGAGCGGAAGTTATAGCGAGTCGATCTTCCTTCCTGATGTGCGCGTCGCCGCAGCGGAATTTTTCGTGACCAACGTTCTCGGAAGCGGTCCGGTGGCGACGGCGTCGTTCGGAGCGACGACAGACCAGGGTTTGCGGACGCTGTCGGGCGGGCAACTCTCGATTCAAGTGGACGGGTATTTGGCCATCCAGACCGGTGCAGCGCCGCCCCTGGTGATCGAGAGTTCGTACGCGGCTCGCGATATATCCGCGGTGGTGGGCGAGGCTCCGAGCGGCGCCGCGGTCTCGTTACAGTTGCGGCAAAACAGTACGGTGTATTGCACGCTGACGATTGCGGATGGGGCGGCGAGCTCGAATGTAGTGGATGGCTTTGGCTTGCCTCCGCTGGCCGCAGAAGCGCAGTTGTATCTGGATATTCTTTCCGTGCCGGGCGCCGCGGATACGCTGCCGGGACGGGATTTAACGGTCACGGTCCGGTTATAAAAAAATGGCGATCCTTGAGAAACTAACTCCCAATCAGGATTTGCAGTGCTATTTCTACGAGCCATCGGCGATTGCGGCGCTGAGCAGTACTTCGGCGAGCGGCTTCACGGTCTCCGGGACGTGGAGGCAGCAATTCGACTGGGCGGTGATCGAATGGAACCGCGACAATACGCACGAGCATCCGGCGTTCCGGTACCTGCCGGATGGCGATTTGAGCGGGTTGACGCTGTCCTATGAGGAAACGCGGACGAACTGCATTCCGATGGATTCGGATCTGTTTGCGACGGTCGATTGGCCATCGCTGCGGGTCTGGGCGACTCCCTCGGGCGGCGTCGAAACGATCTACTACGTGACGCTGTACCAACCGTCGATCGCGACGCCGGTTGCGGGTAGCTTTCAGTGTGCCTACGCGGATTTCACATTGTCTGGGACAGTAGCGGGCGGGGACTATGTCGGGCTTGCGTTCCTGGAAGAGCATTACACGTACCAGCTTTACGGAACGGATACGCTCGCGAGCACGGTAACGGCGCTGGTGAACAGCGTCAATTCATTTTCGACCTTGCTCAAAGCGACGCAGACGGGAACCACGATCCGGCTGTACTATACGGCGGGGCAGCCGCTGGCGACGAGTACCGCGGGGGCCAACGGGAATACGTTCGGAGTGTATTCGTACGCGACGGGAGCGGAGACGTGGGATGCGCCGCAGAAGACATTTGCGAATGGGACCTCGCCGACCCAGTGGCAGGTGACGCTCAATTTCAGCTCGCTCACGGATCGTGACGGGAATGCGGTGCCGACCAATAATATCCGCAAAATGCGATGGACCTACGCGGCGGACTTGCAGGCGGGCACGTTCGAGCGGAGCGAATTTCAAGTGGTGATTTCCGATTGGACGGTGACGGGGACGAATCAGACTTACTCGGTCGCCGGGCCGGGGAGCCTGCGCATCGAGGACGACAATGTGGCGTTCGCGTATAGCGGGAGTTGGACGGAATCGCGCGGGAACTATTCGGGCGGCCTCATTCACTACACGAATACGCTCGGGGATTCTGTAACGTGCAGCTATCAGGCCACGCAATCGCACACGTTGTACCTGGGGACGCGATACACGGCGAACGGCGCGCTGATTTCGATTTCAGTGGATGGGGCAGCGGCGACGAGCTTGAATCTGCTGATTCCTGACGAGGACGTACTGATCCGGTGGCCGCTAGGAGAATACGCCGCGGGAAGTCATACCGTGACGGTGACCCATGCGGGTCCAGCGGGCGGCGATCTGTACATCGATTTCATCGAATTGGCGGTGCCAACAACGACAGTGCCGACGTTTCCGACAGAGGGAACGCTTGCGCTTGCGACGGATTGGGACACGGAGCATTCGCTGGCGCTGGCTCCGGAAAGAACCGCGTGGATGATCGATTCGCTGGGCTTCACGGGACGCCAGAATCATTACGCTGGAGCGCTGTGGTTTTACGAGCTGGTTTGCACGGGACAACTGTACGCACCGGGAACGGTGACGTTCAGCGGCACGCCGGTGCCGGATTATTTCGTGACAGTGTCGTTGGGGACAACGGGCTCGCCGCCGTCGACGGTTTTACAAAAGTTGATTCACGAAGGAGATACAGCGGAAACGATCGCGATGGCGTTCGCGCTGGAGCTGAATCGCGGATACACGGGTATATGGGCGAGCGCATCGGGCGCGGTGCTGACGATCAATTCGCGGACCATGGGACTCGCCGGCGACAACAATACGCTGGCGGCCTCGACGACCAGCAGCGGGTTTACGGCGACAGCGTCCGGAGCGACTTTCACCGGCGGCGTGGATGGGAATTGGCGCACGGATCTGACGGCGATGCCGGTCCTGAACCGCGCGGCGCGGGATTGGAACCTCAGTTTCTTCACGGCGCTTCATGGATACGGGATCAGCACGGCGACGTCGTTCAGCATGGAGTTGGGCAACGGCGATCCATCCGCGTCTGTGGGTATCGCACAAGTGGGCCCGGCGGGCGATCCGATCCTGCTGCCGACTCCGTCGGTGCAGACGAATTTTTCCCCGACGAGTCTGGCGTTCTGGCAAGAGGCCTACGCGGAGATCGCGGGGATACAGGCGACCGCGGGCTTGCAGCCGTATCTGCAATTCGGCGAAGTGCAGTGGTGGTACTTTCCGAACAACGGCGCGGGGGTTGCTTTTTCGGGAATGCCGTTCTACGACGCATGGAATCAGAGCACGTTCGAGGCGGAATACGGACGCGCGATGACGGTGTTTACGACCAACACGGCCGATCCCACGTCGTATCCGGACGAGGCGGTTTATCTGCCCGCGGTGATCGGAAATTTCTCGAACGCGGTGATGAGTTTCGTGCGGACAAGCCAGTCGACATGCCGGTTTGAAGTTCTGTACCCCGTGGACGTGAACCAGACGAGCTTCAATCAAGCGATCAATTATCCGCAGACGGCATGGACACCGTCGGCGCTCGCGTGTTTGAAGACGGAGGGGATCGGCTACACGCTCGGACGGGATCTGGATCAAAGCGAGACGGCGATCGAGTTCGGACAATCGCTGGGTTTCTCGGCTACGCAAAGGAGCCACCTGGTCAGCATCGGCGATGCGACCACGGCGTGGCTGAAAGAGGCGAGGGTCGCGCAAGGTAAAGGTTTCGAGAGCGTAGTGCTGTTCGCCCTGGATCAATTTTGCCTGATCGGGTATGGATTGCCGCTGCCGGAGAGCAGCAGGCGCAGCGTGCGATTGGGGAGCTAG